ATGAAAATTGATGGGTTACAAAAATTTATGAAATCTTTAAATAGAGCAGCTAACGGTCATTTAAAAAATGAAATGAAATTATGGCTAGAAGAAATTGGGCTGGATTTTTTAGATGTTGTAGAGGATGAAATTCGTCTAACTGAGATAACTGATATGAACCTTTTATTAAATGCCTTTGAGCGTGGTCATAGTGAAAATGTTTGGATTTCAAGAGAAGGTGGATTAACTTTAGAAATTGGAACTGATGTAGAGTACGCTCAACATATAAATGATGGATATTTTTATCAGGATTCTAAAAATTTAGTTAAACAAATTTGGATACCAGGTATACAAAAAGGTGATAGTTTTCAATACTTTCCCGAGTCAAATTTGGGTCTAATGTTTACAGTTAAATGGATGGATGGTCTTAATTATTGGGATATCTCGTTGTCCATGTTTAGAAAGATGTTTGCAAGTAATTTAGAAAAAAAATTAGTCCATTGGGTTTCTAAAAACGAAATAAAGTGAGGGATACATTGAATTCAGAAGTAAAGTTAATTGGAGAATTTTTAACTAAGAATTTAGATGTTCCAATTTATATAGATGAATTGGAACCTAATCATGAGATACCATCTATTTATATTCCTCAACCTTCAGTAACTAATGGTATTGATACGGTAAGCACATATAACCTATCGTATACACTCAACATTAAAGTTTTTCATACATCTTCTGTACACGCATTGGAAGAGACGGAAAAGTTAGCTGATGCAATAAGGAATAATCGTATGCTTATTACTATTGTAGATGGTACTGTACAATCAATTGGTAACTCTTTTATTATTCGTAATGTAGAAGTAAGAGGTTCTAATCAAAATTTTGCAAGCCTTATATTAAATTGGAGTAGTCGTTATCAATATACAAAACCAGAGTTTCCACCACTTAAAGGAGTGGGAATAAATAACGGAGTGAAAAGATGACAAAAGTCAAGAAGGTAGATTTAAAAGGTAATAAAAAGAAACAAAATGATGAATTCATAGAACAACATTTAACTAATGAATTTTACTTAAATGAATTAAGAGAGCACAGTCGAAGACTTTTTGGAATTAAGCCTGAAGTCATTGACGGTGCTCTTTTTAATATTAAAGGTAATCAGATAACAAAATCACAAGTGGAAAGATATATTCGATTATTTCTAACAAGGGAGGCTAACTAAATTATGAATGGTGGAACATTTACGCCTGGAGTAGAGAAAGAACGAGCAGGTATTTATTTTAACTTTAAATCTATTGCACAACAAAGAGTAGTATTAGGAGAACGAGGAATTGTTGCGTTACCTTTAGTTATGAATTGGGGAGAGGCCAAGACATTTTTCTCTATCTCTAACTTAGAAGATTTGCAACAGAAGGTAGGGCTAGGAATAGATGAGCCTAAATTATTATTACTACGAGAAGCAATGAAGAGAGCTAAGACAGTTATGCTTTATCGTTTAAATGAAGGTGAGGCAGCAAGAGCGGTTATTGGAGAAGAGTTCACTGCTATTGCTCAACATGGGGGTTCCAAGGGAAATGAAATTATTGTACAAGTGACGGAAAACGTTTTAGATACTGATAAAAAAGATATTGTAACTTATGTGGGTGTTAATGAAGTCGATCGCCAAATTATTACAACGATAGAAGAACTAAAGCCGAATCAATTTTTGAGATTTGAAGGTGAAGGTATTCCCGATTTTACTGCAGGAACTAGATTACTAGGTGGCTCTGATGGTATTGCTACTAACTCAGATTACATGAGCTTTTTAGAAGCAGCTGAAACAGAATACTTTGATGTAATTGCTCTTCCTGTAAAAGAGAATCAACAGCTTAAGGCGACTTTTGTATCCTATCTCAAGCGATTAAGGGAACAACAAGGTCAGAAAATTATTGGAGTATTATCTAATTATGCTGGAGACTATGAGGGAATTGTAAATGTCACAAATGGAGTTATGCTTGAAGATGGTACTGAAATTACAGCTGATAAAGCCACTGCCTGGGTTGCTGGCGCGTCTGCTGGTGCAACGTTTAATCAATCTTTAACTTTTTTAGAATATGAAGGAGCTACTAATGTAATTGAACGCTACGATAATGAAGAAATTATTGAACGATTAAAAAATGGTGAGTTTTTGTTCACATATGATGCACGTACTAAGACCGTATCAGTAGAGAAGGATATAAATTCTTTTGTTAGCTTTTCCTCAAATAAGAGTAATAAGATGGCCAAAAATAAAATCATACGTGTTTTAGATGCTGTAAATAATGATTTGACACATGAAATCAAGAAATTAATTAAACTTAGGAAAGAATCAGGGGCAGATATTCCCGCATCACAAGATGGAATGGCATATATAAAATCATTAATTAATCAATATATGATTACTTTACAAACATCAGGTGGGATTGAGAATTTTAATTCAGAAACAGATGTTGTGATTCGATTTAATGGTGATCGTGATGGGTTTTTAATTGATATAGCTATTCAACCAATTGATGCAGCTGAAAAATTCTATTTTACTGTGGAGGCGAGATAATTCATGTCAAAATTACGTGCTCAAAATACCATATCTGGTAAAGAGGGTCGACTTTTTCTCGATGGGGAAGAGATGGCTCATTTAAAAAATATAGAAGCAACAATAGAAAAAAATAAAGCCGCTATCCCTATTATGGGTCGAAGAATGGAAGGTCATAAAACAACAGGTGCAAGTGGAACAGGAAATACTACTTTCTATAAGGTAACTAGTCGATTTATTAAGATTATGTTGGAATATATAAAGAACGGTCAAGATTTATATTTTACAATGCAAGTAGTGATTGATGATCCTTCCTCTGACCGTGGAGTAGAGCGAGTAACTTTATATGACGTAAATTTTGATAGTGTAAAAGTTGCTGGTCTCGATGTTGAAGCGGAGGCATTAGAGGAAGAATTACCGTTCACTTTTGAAGATATTGATTTAGATAATGCTTTAAACGATACATTTTAATTAATGAGGCACATAAAAGTGCCTCTTATTTCTTATTAAAGGGAGAGAATTTTTAATGAATAAAAATAATGATAATAATCTAGAACAGTTTGTACAAGATATTTCTATTTTTATGCCTGGAAACTATGAAGAGCCTCAAGAAATGACGGCTGTAATATCTAAACGGTTTAAAAAAAATAACGAAGTAATTCCTTTTATCTTTAAGGCTATTTCAACAGACAGAATTGATGAGCTTGAGAAAGATTGTACGACTTTTAAAAATAAAAAAGGTGTTGGAAGAGTTAAAGATTTTGATGCTGCACGCTTTTCTGCAAGGATTGCGGTGGAGACAACGGTTTACCCTAATTTTAAAAGTAAAGAATTTACAAGTGCCTATAAGTCCCCAGATCCAATAGATATTGCAAAAACAGTTTTAAGTGTAGGTGGTGAATATACAAACTGGATTAATAAAGCAATGGAAGTGAACGGGTTTGATGAAGATTTAGATGAACTTCAGGAATTAGCAAAAAACTAATTGAGTCGGGGGAGAGGGATGCCGTTTATATGTATTATGCACTACATGAACTACATTACTCCCCTGCAGCTCTAGAAGAATTATATAAAGCACCGAAAAACTATAAAGCACTATTATATGGAATGATTGACCATAAGCTTGAAGTCATAGCAAAAGAATCAAAAAAGGCTGAAAAGAAAAGATAGGGAGGAGGGGATTAATGGCTCGTTTAACTGCAAGGTTTGATCTTGAGGATAGAATAACTAAGAAACTAAAAAGAATTAATGGTGAGTTAAATCGATTGGAATTTCGTCGAAAGAAATTAGAACGACCTTTTATCATTAGAATAGAAGATCGTGTAAGTATAGGCATGAAAAAAATCGAGAAGTATATGAACCAAAAAGCTTTACGATCTCATCAAATTATTATAAGAGTGCGAGATTTAGCCACAAAACAAATTCAACGTGTGAATGATTTTATTTTGAGAAGATTACCTAAAACACATGAATTAATTCTTAAAGCTATTGATAAAACTTCACCATTAATTACAAGATTACGTCAGAATTTAATCAATCGTTTTGGAAGGTACTATGAATTTGGAATTATTGCCAAGGATAGAGCTAGTAAAACAATGGAGCGTGTCTATCAATTTGCTAAAAGAAATCTTGCTAGAGGATTTACAGCACCTTTAATAGCTATAGATCGAATTAGTCAAACAGTTAGTCGTATCGCAGCAAGAGTACGTGCGACATTTTCCACAGGTTTCAATGTTCCTGTACGTCTCATTGATCAATTTACTCGTGCTGCAAAGGGGATTTATACATTTGCATCCACGTATCTTAATAAAGGTGTAAAACTAACCGTTAGACTAATAGATTTTGCTACTCAGCCTTTAAAGAAAATATCTAATTCAGCTACTAGTGTAATGAATGGCGGTGTTGTCGCTCCTCTTAAGATGGTAGCTAACAGACAAAATCAGACTACTTCGTTTGAAGCAATGTTAGGAAGTCGTGAGGCGGCAGATAAAAGGTTAGACGAATTAAGTTCATTTGCAAGACAAACACCGTTTACGAAAGATGAAATCTTTGAAGCTTCACACATGCTACAGATATCAACTGGAAATGCCTTATCTACACCTGATGGTTTAACATTAGTAGGAGATATTGCTACGGGAACACAAAAATCATTTAAAGATGTTTCGTTTTGGATGGGGCGTTTATACGATGATTTAGAATCTGGACATTCAATTGAAATGGCAACCACAGCATTACGAGATATGGGAGTTATTTCAGGAGAGTCAATGAAAAGGATTCAAAAGCTTGCTAAAAGCGGAGACGATATAGGTGATATATGGCCTAATGTGACAAGCGAATTTGATCGTTATAGTGGTACGATGTTAAATATGTCTAATAATATAGGTGTCTTATCTAAAGGTATTAAGGATTTATTTCAAGATAGCCTAATCATACCATGGGGTAAGGGGTTAAGTAATGCTTTTCAACCTGCTTTGGTAGCGTTTCGTGAGTGGACAAGTGAAAATAAAGATATAATTAATGAAATAGAAAAGCAAATTGAGAATGCTGGTGAGCACCTTGCTCAAGCTATTTTGAACCCAACTTCAAAAGTGTTTGAGTTTATTGGTGATCAGCTTCAAATCCTATTTGAACCAGATAGTAATTTAACATTTAAAGCCAGATGGGAAATCGTGTGGGATAATACTCAAGATGTTTTTAGTGAGTGGTGGAATAATGTAGGAGAACCTGGTCTTAATAATATGGCTAAAAATGGGGGGGATACCTACGGGGGAATTATCAATGGAATTATCAATGGATTATTAGGTGTTGATCATAATTCTACAGGTAATGGATTTATTGATATTGGCGCAACAGCAGGAAAACAATTTGTTGAAAGCTTTTTGGAAGCTCTTAATCCGGCAGATTTATTTAAGAAAATTGGGAAGAAGTTTCTTGAAATAAACTGGGGTGGATTTCAATCTTTATGGGGGAAATTAACAGGTAATGAAGAGTTAATTAATAAAGGTTCTATTGCTGGTGCTTTAATAGCGGATGCATTAGTGATTGGCTTAGTAGCAAAACTAATGAAAGCTTATCAACCAATAGGAAATGTTTTAAAGAAGGTTTTTAAAAAATCAAACCCAAAACAAAAGAAAAATCCAAGAAATGATAAGCGAAAAAGTAAAGGCAGAAATAGTTGGTTTGGATCATTTTGCAAGAATGATGGGAAAAGAAAAACCGTTAAAAACCCTGTTTATACAAATCCTTGTCTCAATAAGAAGAAAAAACCTAACTGGAATAAGTCAACTAAAAATAAGAAATCAGGTGGAAACCTAAGAAAAGTTGCTAGAAAAATCCCGTATTTAGGAGCAGTTTTAGGAGCAGGAACCATTTTAGCAGCCCCTAAAGAAGAAAGAGCAAAAGCAATAGGAAGTGTTGCTGGAGGTTTAGCTGGAGCTGCGGTAGGTGGAACAGTTGGTTCTTTTATACCAGGTGTGGGAACAGTAATTGGTGGATTAGCTGGAGGAATTGGCGGAGCTATTGGTGGAGAAAAGTTTGTCGATTGGCTCAATGATAATAATGTTTTTGAGAAAATAGAAGAAAAATGGACAGATACGATGGGAAGAATAAAAGGAATCTGGTCTGATTTAGAGGGTTGGTTTTCTAAAAAAATATGGGAACCGATAAAAGAGGGGTTTTCCTCAGTAACTGATTGGCTTTCTGATACGTGGGATAATGCCAAAGATTGGGTGAAAGGGAAATGGAGCACATTTAGTCAATGGTTCGATGAAAAGGTATGGAATCCGTTAAAGAATGTAGGGATTAATACCATGAATTTTTTTGTTGGGCTTTGGGCATACGCAGAAGAGTGGGTCACATCTATATGGAATTCGTTCTCTGATTGGTTTAATGAAGCTGTATGGACACCATTAAAGGAAGGGGTTACCTCAACAACCGATTGGCTCTCCGAAAAGTGGGATGCTGTAAGGGATTTGGTTATGGAGAAATGGTTATCCTTTAGTCAATGGTTTAATGAAACGGTATGGGAGCCTATAAAAGAACAAGTAGAATTGGTAACAGACTGGATTTCAGAGCGGTGGACTGCTGCTAAAGATTGGGTCATTGAACAGTGGGCTAATTTAAGTACATGGTTTAATGAAACGGTATGGGAGCCATTATTAGAAGATATTGATATTTTATTGACAACGCTTGGTACAGGCTTTCTTATGGCTTGGGAAGGTATAAAATTAATTTGGGGGCTCGTTAAAGAATGGTTTAATGTGAATATATGGGAACCGATTTCGCTTGATGTAGAAAACTTGACTAATTCTATAGGAGAATTTTTCTCAAATGGATGGAATTATGTGACGGAAGTATGGAACGATGTATCAGAATGGTTTAATGAAACGGTATGGACACCTATTGAAGAAGGAGTAGAGTCTGTTGGTGAAGGCATCCAAGGAGCGTTTGAATCGGCATGGGCAGTAGTTAAACCTATCTGGGATCAAATCATAGGCGCTTGGAATACGGTAAAAGGATGGGGAGACACCTTAAAAAGTTGGGGAGGAAATGTTGTTAAGTTTATAAGTAAAACTACTTCTCGTGGTGAAGAAATAACGGGTATAACCCCAGATAAAAATTATCGTGGTGGAGTTATTAATAGTAAAACTTTGAGCTGGATAGGTGAACAAGGCAGAGAATATATAATTCCTACTAATACTTATCGTGAACGAGGAAGAATGCTTCTAAAGCGTGCTGCAAATGAACTCGGTATGAGTGTACATGATAAAAGGGAAGGAAACCAATCTAGTAAAACAGTTTCTGAATCAAAAATGAGGTATATCCACAAGCAAGAGAGTGCTTCATCTAGTACAAATCCAGGAGATATTGTTGTCCATATTAATGGTGATAATTACTATTCCGATGATCAAGATTCAGAAAAAGTAACTCAAAAAGTTATAAAAGCAATCCAAGAGATTTTAGTGGAAGCCAACAACAACGGTATAGGGGGTGAGGTTTATGACTAAATCTGTTTACGAATTCTGGTTAAGTCAAGGAAAAGAGAAGCTTCGCCTTCCTGTATTACCAGAACAGTTAAATATTAAAAATATGTACCAAAATGAATCAGTAAAAGTGGCTAAGTTTGGCGATCTAACGGTCATGAATGTACCAGGAGCGAAGGAGATTTCCTTTGCTTCTTTTTTTCCGCTTAATTATTCAAGCATTTGTGAATATAGAAATATTCCTCATCCAGAAAGAGTCATTTCAATTGTAGAGGGATGGAGAAAAAGTAATAAGCCGATAAGGTTTATGATAACCAAGACTAAAATCAATTTAGAATGTAGCATTGAAACCTTTGATTACTTTGAAGGCGCAAAGGACATCGGTGATTGGGATTTTACGGTTACTTTAAAAGAATATAAGTTTGCAAAACCTAGACGCATTAAACAGCAAGTTAAGAAAAAAGTAACGACAACGACCAAACGGCCAAGTAAGCCGGCTCCTAAAACGTATACCGTAAAACGTGGCGATACACTATGGGCGATTGCTGTTAAAAATTATGGTAAGGGTACAGAATGGAAAAAAATTTGGAACGCTAACAAAGCTGCCTTAATTAAACGGGATAGTCGAAATAACAGACAACCAGGTCACTGGATTCATATTGGCTTTAAATTAGTAATCCCAAAATAGGTGATGAAATGATTGAAATATGGAACATAAAAACCAATGAACATCTTGAGTTAGTTACGTCTGAAGTAGTTTGGGAAGGACAACGTTTTTCAGCTGCTCGTAAGATTTCTGTTGAAATTGTCATTAGGCAAGGAACACAAACCTACCACAGTGTTGAAGAGGGAGACACCGTTCTCTTCAAATGGAGAGGAAAAGAGTTGTTTAGAGGAACTGTTTTTTCTAGAGTCCCTGACGAAAGTACGGTGTCTTTTATTGCTTATGATATGCTTCGTTATTTAACTGGAAACCAAGATGTCTACGTGTTTTCTAATCAACGAGCTGATCAAATTACGCGACGCATTTGTAATGATTTTCAAATTCCAATGACAACGATTTCCCATACTGGCTTCGTCATAAAATCTCTACTTTTTAAGAATGATACCAATCTATATGACATTATTCTAAAAGCTCTAAGTGAGACTAGAAGCCAAACAGGGAATATCTATCAGCTTTATTCTAGTAAGGGAAAGTTAGGTTTAAGGGCTTGGCCAAATCCAAGTGAAATTTGGGTTTTAGAAACTGGTGACAAAGAGAGTGCCAATATCACTTCATATGATTATTCTACGAGTATCGATGAAGATACTGCTACAAAAGTTAAACTGAGAATGCAAAAAGAGGATAAGACTTACACAGCAGTTGCTAATGATTCTGCTGGTCGAAATAAATATGGTATTTTGCAATATACCGAAACGGTGACAGAAGATTTGAACCAAGCACAGCTCCAACAACGAGCAAACGTACGACAATCTCAACGTCGCGGAGTAAAAAGAAAATTAAGTAGTATTCAAGCCATTGGGATTGATGAAGTTCAAAGCGGTTTACCGGTAAGAGTCATTATACCTGAAATTTCCGTGAACCAAAACTATTGGGTAGATAAAGACATTCATACATTTCGTGGCAATACCCATACAATGGTACTTAATGTCATTAGGACTAATGCTATTCCGGAGGGTAGCGCATGAGTATAACCAATGAATTAAAAACATTTATTGGTAGGTACCATCAATCAATAAGCCCATTAGAGCTTGTACCTGCCGAAGTTATAACCGTAAATCCATTGTCTATTCGATTAGGTGATCATCAAAAGCTTGTCATTCCTCATTCTCTTATTACGATCGCTCAACATTTAAGGGAGCATACAAGATTAATTAGGGTTGATGGTGAAGATAAACAAATGCGTTTTTACAATGACTTATCTCCTGGTAACCGTGTCATGGTCGCTGTTTTGCAAGGCGGCCAATCTATTTTTGTGATCGATAAAATTTAGAAAGGAGTGAGAAATATGCTATCACCAGAAGTTGAAATTTCAGAAACAGTAGAAGGAGAAGAGTTTATTGAGCCTTCTAATACTTATGCGATTGACTTTGTAAATGGACGAATAGAGTCCAATCATATAAGTGGATTAGAGGCTATCAAACAATTTGTGTATATGGTATTACGAACAGCACGTTATGCTTATCCTATTTATAGTCATGATATAGGAAATGAACTGGAAGAAACTTTAGCTGATAAGGAAACTACTGACGTTTACAAAGAAATGGAGATTCCAAGGTTAATAGAAGAGTCGCTCATTTATGATGAAAGAATTATAAGTGTACAAGATTTTGCAATCATCAAACGTGAAGATGCTTTTTATGTTTCTTTTGTAGTAGAAACAGACGAAGGATCGATTGAATTAGAAGAGGTGATAAATGTTGCTTAAAGAGATGAATTTTCAGCAAGCGAAAGCCTTTTTTGAGTCACAAACGTTTGAAGCTATTATGGAGAGAATGTTAGAGCGTATACCAGATAACTTAGATAAGCGCGAGAATAGCGTTATTTGGAATGCTTTATCACCTGCAGCTGCAGAGTTAGCTCAATCATATATTTGGATTGAAAATATTTTTGACCAAGCATTTGCGGATACCGCACAAGGGGAATTTTTAGAAAAACGAGCCATTGAAGCAGGTATAGAACGCCAACCTGCAACTAAGGCTGTTTGGCAAGGGTTATTTAATATTGATATCGCACCTGGCACACGTTTCTATGCGGAGGCATTATACTTTGTTGCGTTAACCAATAATCAAATACAATGTGAGACAGCAGGAGAAGAAGGAAATAGGCATCTATTGGGCCAATTACTACAACCTCTTGATACGATTCCCAATTTAACAATTGCAGAGATTGGTGACCAATTAATTCCTGCTAGAGATGCAGAAGAAGATTCCTCGCTTTATCAACGTTACTTAGTGAGAGTAAGACGTGAAGCGGTCAGTGGCAATAAAGAACATTATCGTCAATGGGCGGAGGAAGTGGACGGAGTTGGACGAGCGCGTGTATTTCCACTGTCAAATGGAAATGGAACTGTAAAAATCGTCATCATTAATGCAAATATGCAACCGGCATCTCAAGCATTACTTGATTCCGTTAGAAATTATATTGATCCTATGCCAGGACAAGGGGAAGGACAAGCCCCGATCGGAGCTACTTTGACAGTAGAAAGTGCTGTATACAAACAGGTTCAAATTACCGCTGACGTGTTACCTGTGACAGGTAGAACCGTTGATGATGTAAAAAGAGAGGTAGAGTATGAGCTTCAAAGCTTTTTTAGGCGTATTGCTTTTGAAGAAAATGTCGTTAGACTCAGTCAGATTATGAACATTCTTTATCATGCACAATCAGTTAGTGATTATAGCAATGTTCTCATTAATGGTGTTGCTGATAACCTGGAGTTACTAGAAACAGAAATTCCTCTTCTTCAGGAGGTCATCATTCATGAGCAAAATTGAGGAAATGTCGAGCTATCTTCCATTATTTTTAACTGAACTAAGAGAAATGAAGGAAATTTTATTAAGCGAAGCACCAGAAATTGAAAATCAGCAGCACCTCATTTTTGATACGTTGGATCAATTCTTTATTTCGACTGCTACTTGGTCATTAAATCGTTGGGAACACAAATTAAATGTTGAAAGGATAGCCAACGATACAATCGAGAACAGAAGGGCTAGGTGTCTTAATAAGACATCTAATATTCCACCGGTTACTTATCGCTCTCTAGAAAGGGCGGTGAATCGATTTCTAAAGAATCCTTCAGCTTTTATCAGGTTAGTTCCTGAAGATTATCAGTTAAATGTGGACATGAATATGGATGACATGCAGTACATCGATATGATAGTGGAAGTTTTAGAAAGCATGAAGCCAGCGCATTTAGTATACACGTTGAGAGCAGCATTAAATAACAGTATTAAGATACAAAATGAAGTAATTATTAATTTTCGTAGATATAGAAGAGTTAGAGAGATGAGGGTAGGGTTATCGGTTACACGTGATAATAATGAGGTGATTTTGCGATGAATCAAGCCTATTTAGAAAGAGTGGCTATTGATTTATATGAACGCTTAAAAAGTGTCCAATTGAACGAAGAGGATGTTCAAATTATTTCTAAAGTTAGAGAAGGGCGAAAGATTACGATTTTAACCCAAAGAGCAGAAGGTGCTACACAAGTAAGAAACATAAAGGTCTTAGATGAAAATGGAGATGTCATTACAGAAAGAAGTTCTGTATTGGATGTCAGCCAAAACCGTTCATTAGATTTTAGATTTACATTCGAGGTGATTTAAATATGTCCGATTACAATGCCAAAACAAATTGGTTACCAGACGATCCGATAACAGAACAAGATTATAATCGAATCGAACAGGGAATAAAAGATTCCCATGATAACCTTAATCAATTTAAAAATCAAAGAAATAATCCCCATCAAGTAACCAAAAACCAAGTTGGATTAAGCAATGTTGATAACGTGAAGCAAGCACCAAAGAGTGATTTCGATAACCATGCTAATAATATTGACAATCCGCATAATGTTACAAAAAATCAAGTTGGTTTAAGTAATGTTCCAAATAACGCTGTAGCGAGTCAAGCTGAAGCAAAATCAGGGAGTTCTAATAGTAGATTTATGACTCCTTTGAGAGTAGCTGAAGCTATTCAATCTTTGGCTACTAGTGAAAAGTTAAATGTCTTACCAAGAGGACATTTTGATGGAAATGAACCTGCTAATAGTTACCCTACAGGTGTGAGTGTGATGTATAGCGGTGACGCTCTTGAATCTGTAGGATTCCCTGATGCATGGTGTGTTATTACCACATATAAATCAACTAGTTCATCTGCTCAGTTAGCTATGCCTGTGACCAATACTAGAAATCAGGGACATTTACACGTAAGAACTCAAACGTCTTCTGGTGTATGGACAGCTTGGACACAAACTGAAACTGAAGCAGGTGCTCAAGAGAAGGTGAATGTACATGCTAATTTAACTAATAACCCACATAATGTAACAAAAGCCCAAGTAGGATTAGGAAGCGTACCGAATCATGGATTGGCTTCCCAAGCACAGGCAGAAGAAGGAACTGTTAATACAGCTCTTATGACGCCACTTAGGACCTCTCAAGCCATTACATCTAAAGCGACAACAGCTAACATAAATCGACTACCTAACTTTTCAAAAAATGCTAATGATGCCCCAGCGAGCTATCCAGTAGGAATTAGTGCTGTGTTCGTTCAAGCATCTGATGGATGGTTTAGTTTTGGTACCATCATTACTACTAGAACATATGTTAATGATGGTTCAGTTTTCCAACAATATATCCCTTATAATGCTTCTTATGGAGGAAGTAAAGTTAAGTTTAGAATGGGGTTATTTGCTAGTGGTGGTTCACCGAATGCTGGTGGTTGGACCTCATGGAAAGATATGCTTGATTCAGATGATTTTGCTAATCAACCCGAAGCTTCAGCAGGTTCGAATAACAGTAAAGTTATGACCCCACTTCGAGTAGCTCAAGCGATTATATCTCAAGCACAAAAACATAAAGTAACGAATGATAATGGAGTTGGGCTATCTCTAAGTAATGGTCATGACTTAAATATAGTATACGATACGGGATTTTATCGAGTCCAAGCGCCTCTAAATTTACCGAGCGATCTATTATCAACTAGTTGGGTGTACATGATGGTTATTAAGCAAGGATTAACGGAGTGCATGCAAATGTTAATACCATTTAACTCAACAGATGTATACACAAGGTCATCAAGCTCTAACGGATTATGGCGACCTTGGAAAAGACTTTTAAGCATGAATGACTTAGATTCTATGATGCTTTCCTCAAGTCCAGCGATTAATACGAGTACCGTAAAATTATTAAATACACAAAACCTAATAGGTGAAGGAAATACATCCATCATCGTTATTGTTTGTCGTGCGGATGCGTATAGTAGAACCGTAGGAGCGATTACAGGAGTCCGTAGTAGCTCTAGTAATAATACTGTAGGTCAATATTTTGTGACTGGCGGTAGGGGTACTTCTGATAATGATAATATCGGTTTATCTGTTATCACCCAAGAAATGCAAAGAGGGGGGACAAGTCTTGTTAAGATTACTTATAATGGTAACCCTTACTTAGGGTTTCTTATTGAGCGGGGAGAGTTTTCAGGCTATGACTATATGTATTTTAGGGGGGAGTCAATACACCCGGAAGATTTAAAAGCAGTTCGTGGAAATGACCCGAAGGTAACGTCTGTTACCCCTTATAGTGGAGGGAATGCCGTCGATATAGGGATTTTAGGTGCAGGACTCAATGTTGATGGTAGAAATGCTGTAACTGAAAGTAGAACAATAGCAACTGGGAACGGTTTAACTGGTGGTGGAAGCTTAGCATCAAATAGAACTTTAAATGTCGACTTTGCTAGTATTTCAGAAGTAGTTAATGGAGCTTCTAATAATAAATCAATAACTCCAATGAATTTAAGAGAAGCTTTCTCACCAAAAATAGAATGGACATCTACTAGGATGCCTGAATCTTATCCTACAGGTATGACAGTAGAAAGAGCTGAAAGAGAAAGACCTTCAAATGGTTGGGCTGGTTCAGTTATTACAGTTAAAAATATTGAATCAAATACAGCTGCTCACCAAATGTTTTATCCAACAGGAAGTAGCTGGTCTGCTTTAATGGTAAGATATGCATCCGGTACAACTGATGGTTGGGGAGAATGGAATAGGTTAATTAATGAGGGTGATACTTCTATTACTAGACCATCTTTAAGTAATGGCTGGACAGGTGACTTAGAAATTTCAAAGGATCCAGTTGGTAATGTTTCAATAATTGGAAGGATATCAGGTGGAGGTAATAATACAATTGCTTTTACATTACCGAGTGCTTTTAGACCGTATTCCATGTCTGGAGTAGCAGTTAATAGAGGATTTTTAGTTAATATGGATGATGGCATTGGTACGTTAACAATAAGTAACACTGGGAGCTGTAGAATTATAAGAAGAACTGGATCTGGTCATCCAGGAGATACTAATTTTATGATTCAATTTAAAGCTCAAGTTTTATATTAATAGGAGGATAGAAACATGAAAGAGTTAAAAACAGGGTTAAGATTTAATTCTAAAGGTGAAATTATTGAACAAATTCTTATTGATGAATCAGATTTAGACAGACCTTTACCACCTAATGTAACATTAGTACCTTTGCCTGAACCTAACTGGAAACCAATCTTTGATAAAGACAAAAATGAATGGGTAGAAACTATAACAGAAGAAGAATTAAATGAATTAAATTCCCCACTAAATGTTCCAGGACCATTGGAATTACTTGCGCAACAAAATACAGATTTAGAAATTCAAAGTATGGAGCAAGGTCAACAAATTACAGATATGCATATTGAACAAATGATACAGGGTCAAATTCAGACAGATATGGAATTAAGGTTATTGATGTTGGAGGTGAATTAGATGTTTCATTCATTAAAAGAACGTTACGAAAAAAATTGGTGCCGCAAAGACCAGTTAGTCCGCTTTGTACAGTTAGGTGCTATTACAGCCGTTGAATACAAATTAATTACAAATGAAGAATATCAAGATTAAACACCTAAAAGGGTGTTTTTATTTTGGATAAAAAGGAGGGATAGTATGCTGCAGGAGGTAAGTGGTATGGCTCAAACACAAAAAGAATTATTAAAATTAGAAAATAATTTTAAAGTTATTGAAAAAGATGTTAGAGATTTGCAACGAGAAATTATTAGACATGATGAGCAAATTTCAGTGATTAATAAAATGTTAGATAGTATAGCTGATGATACTAAATGGATTAAAAGAACTATATCAACAGCTATTATAGGAGCAATTTGTACCGGTGTTTTAGGTGGTGCAATTGCTCTATTTTATGCCAATTTATAAGGAGGTACTTGCATGGATAAAGGAACATTTATAAGGACAATCGTTTTATTATTAGCTTTAGTTAACCAAATCCTTACAAGTTTCGGTTTGACTCCAGTCCCAGGAGATGAAGTGGTGTGGTATGAAATCATTAGTACAATCGTTACAGCAATTGCTGCGTCAATCGCTTGGTTCAATAATAACTATGTGACGGAAAAAGGGAAAAAACAAAAAGAAGTTTTACAAGAACAAGGGTTAATCAAGGTGGTAAAATATGAGCAAAATACTTGATATTCGTAAACATACACACGGCGGCTTTTCTAAAAGGGTATTAACTCGTATCACATCAATTGCTCGTCACCATTCCGCTACAAAGGGCGGTGACTACTTTTCTTTTTGGACTGGTCGTTGGAGGGGTTTAGGATGGAAAACGGGTGGTTATCATGAAATAATTCTACCAGATGGTAAAGTACAACTGTGCTATGATCCGAATGTTATAACAAACGGAATATCTAATCACAACAACAATACCTATCATATTTGTTTGGTAGGTAATGGGGATTTTACGGATGAGCAAGAAGAAGCATGGATTGAAAGAGTCGAATATAATATGAAACGTTTTAATTTAGGAATTGCTAATGTGAAAGGCCATAGAGAATACTCTGGCGCAAATACTTTATGTCCGGGAATTGATATGAATACAGTAAGGCAGCAGTTAAACTCTAGTACCCAAATGCCTCCTCCTCCAAAAACTGCAGGTACAAAGTTTAACAATCCTACACCTACCTTAAAAAAAGGTTCGAGAGGTAAAGCTGTGGGAACTATGCAGAAACGTTTAATTGCTCATGGTTTTCCTTTACCGGTATTTGGGGCAGATAACCATTTTGGAGAGGAAACACACAAAACGGTTTTAGCCTTTCAACGAGCAAAAGGATTAACACAGGATGGAATCGTCGGTTCTAAAACATGGGCAGAACTGAACATGCAACGGGAGTCTAAATTTAAATATAATCGTTTACTTCGATTGACTCGTCCAAATATACGGGGTGAAGATGTAAGAGCGGTACAACGTAAATTGGGAATTAAAGCAGATGGTATCTTTGGACCAATAACAGAAAAAGCAGTACGTGACTATCAACAGAATAATAACCTTATTGTTGATGGTATAGTGGGACAGAATACGTGGGCTTATTTATTTAAAATATAA